CCGAATCCGCGCCGTGGCAATCCCGTTGGCCCGCGCTGAGGGCATGACGCCGCCAGCGAACGTTGACGAGTTGATTGCGAACCATGTCCTTTACACCATGGTGCAGAAGCAGATGGGGCCCAAATAGTGGAAGCCCCGTTCGATACCGATGCAATGTACGAGGACATTGCCAAGCTAATGCGGCGCAACATGCAGCTGGTCCAAGAGGTCGGCAGATACAAGCGTTTGTGCGACGAGATGGCCGAGCTAATCAAGCTAGGCCAAGCTGAATGCGCACTACGCGCATACAAGGCGGATGACCTGATCGGGCGGCACAACAAGCTTAAGAAAGGCAGTAATGCCGACCCATGTGAGTGACCTACCGCGGCCCATGTATGCATACGTTGACGAGCATTACCTGACAGGGCGTGACAGCAAATTTGTCGAATGCCTGATCTATGGGTTGTCAGCGCTGCCGGGGCGCGCATGGGGCTTGTCGGTACTCATGAAGAATGGCGCGATTTACCAACACCTGCCAGTTCACGCCTTCTCCTTATGTGGCGGCGACGACCACGAACACTTCCACCCGCTTGAGCACCTACAAGTGTGGTCGTGCTACGGGCAGGACTTCGTCGCGCACGAGTACTCGGCGCTGAGAGAGATGCGCGTTAGGGCCTACCTGTCGAATGAACGATGGGAGATGGGCCGTTACTGGTTTACCGCCGCGCCCTACAATGACTACTTCTCAGACACACCTGACCAACACAAACACTTTAATTTTGTGTGGCTCGATTGCGGTTCCCTGGCGAGCCTTCCAGGTAACCGGCTGCTGTTTAGCGACCCGAGCTTCACGACGGAACTGCCAAATTGGGGCGACCGCCCGCAATACAAGGTCAACACGCGCTACTGGTTCCCAGAGGATCAGCAATTTAAGTTTGACCAAACGATTACCGAACACACCGCATAGCGAAGCCCGGACTCGACAACGCCCCACCGTGTCAAGTCCGGGCTTCTGCGCGCTTGGGAGCAAGGCGCATGCTACACAGAACTTAGTGGCCTCAGTGTGATTGTGGGCCAACAAACATGCCGTAGACGGCAACACCATCGGCAGTCAGCCTGCTGGTGAACTTGTACCCGTGTGATGCCCATTTGTGGTTGGCCCGTGTGACGCGCTGGTGACCGCTCTGCTTGGTGGGGTATGTGTGGTAGATCGCCCAGTGGCCGGGGTTGGCTCGCAGGAAATTCACAAACACCTCGAACGAGGGCAGTGTGCTGCCGGGGCTACAGTTTGGGCCGGGACTGGCGATAACAAAAGTTGACATGGCTTCCTTCTTTCCTGGTTGTTGAGACTTCAGCGCGACGCGACACGTCGCCATTCGTAGACGTGGGCCTTCGCCAAGTTCACGGAGAACTCAAGCGCGGCGAGCAACGACTGGGGCAGACCGATCAGTTCACGGACTGGCTCGCCGTCGACGGTCGTGCCGTTCGGTAGTGTGAAGCGAGCGCGAAGCGCGTAGAAGCCTGACCCGACGTGAGCGACGAACCACTTGCCGATCGAGTCCGGCGGTAGTTGCAGGCCTTGAGCCTTCATCGGCGGCGGCGCGATCTGGTTCAGCTCGATGACCAATTTGTCGATCTGCGAAAAGATGTCGGACATAGTTGACAAGTGTAGACAAGCGTGTCTATCCTTCGCAACTCTGATCGCAACGGGCGGTCAGAAGTCAGGAGAACAACGTGAGTAGCAAGTGTTGGCAAGACCTCGACGCGACCCTTGTCGCAGGCCTCGATCGCGTACTTTTGTACGGTCAGCCCGGAACGGGCAAGACGTACTACTGCCTCAATAAGCACCTTCCCACCCCGTCTAACCCGACCCGTCAGGCCTACCGCCTGCTCTGCTCGACCGACATGACGAAGGGCGACATCGAGGGAATGTTCAAGCCCAACCGAGACGAGTGGGTCTTTTCTGAGTCGGTATGCCTGACCGCATGGCGTACTGGTGGCCGTCTCATTCTCGACGAACTCGATCAGGCTGGCGGCGACGCGCTCACGGGCCTGCTCGCCATCGTCGACTCGTCAGGGTCGACCGTGATGAACCACCCCGACACGGGTGCGGCGATCTACCCACGCGAGGGCTTTCAGGTCATCGCCACGACGAACGCGACGCGCCTGAACGATCTGCCGCCTGCGTTGCTCGACCGCTTCCCCGTTCGTATCAACATCGACACGCCCAACCCCGAGGCGATCGTTCACTTGCCGTCAGACCTTCGCGCTATTGCGACGGGCTGGATTAGCGACGCGACACGTCGGGTCAGCCTTCGATCATTCTTCGCCTTCGACAAGGCCCGACAGACCCTTCCCGTCGCGCAGGCCGCACGGCTGGTGTTCCCCAACTACGAGGAAGCGATCACCGAGGCACTTCGCACGTCGGCCTCAATTCAGGGCGGTCACTTCGTCGAGGAAAAGGTGACGGCATGACCCACGTCGCCCCCGAGTGGGCGATCGTGCGCCGACACGATCACGGTCTGGCCCCCGACGTACTGGATACGTCGTGGGGCGCGGCCGTAGTACCGGCTTCGCGCGGTCTGCCTTTCACCGACTTCGAGAACCGACGCATGGGTGCGCCTGCTGGTAATCACCCGAGCGCGAAGGCCGTCAGGGCGCACGAACTTGTCCACGCGACGATCTCGCCCATGCACCTCACGAACGAACTCATCGAGCAACTTCAGGTATCCCACGAGGCGATCGTTCTCGCCGAGGAGATGCGCGTGAACTTCGTACTGTCACAACGGGCCGACCGCTTAGGGGTCGACATGAAGGCTCTGAAAGACGGGTCTGAATTGCGCGACGCGAAGGCGGCGGTCATGGGCAAAGACTTCGTGACGGTGTTGTCGACGGTCTGCTCGACGATGTTCGCAGGGGCCGAGCGATCGGTCGCGCGCGAAGTCCAGGGCGCGTACCCGGTCATTCGGGCCTTCAGGAAACAAGTCAAGAGACTGCTGGCGCGTGATTATTACGTCGCCTCGACCCAGATCACCCACCACCCGATCGTCGTGCGCGAGGAACTGCCCGTAGGCGACCCACGCGACAACGGTCTGGGCTACGTCGAGAAGCACAGTTCGGCCCCACTACCGCGAGGCTTCACGTCGACCGTCGAGATCGCGCAGATCATCGACGGCCTACTGCCACGCAAAGGTGAAGGCACGAGCGAATACAACGAGCGCATTAGCGAACTGGGCGAGAAGGGTGAGACGGCGAGGGGCGAAGGGGCCGCGAATTGGGCAACGCTTCGCTTCGGGGCCGTACCCCTGAATGGCAACGGCACGGGCTTTCTCTCGCGCACCCGAAAAGCGTCGGGACTGGGTCGAGTCCCCCGTCGACTTCATCGCCTGCTCACCGACCCCGAACGTCGAGTGTTTGATCGAGTGGCGCGTAAGTCTGGCGGCATTGTGCTGGTCGACGGGTCTGGCTCGATGAGCCTGACGTCGAACGACCTGCGCGACATCGTAAGAGCTGCCCCCGGCTGTACGGTCGCGGTCTATTCGTATCCGCATGGGCCGACCGCCCCGAACATCTGGATAGTGGCTCGACAAGGTCGGTATGCCTTGCCCGTCGACTTCCCCGAGATAGGGGCCGACAACTGCGTCGACGTGCCTGCGATCAACTGGGCCGTGTCGAAGCGCGATCACCCGACCGACCCCGTTATTTGGGTCAGCGACGGACACGTCACTATCCCCCACGCAGGCATGACTCATCAGGCAGGTATCGACGCGGTCAACGCTTGCCACGCTGGCAGGGTCGTGCAGGTTCTGAACGTCGAGGCGGCGGTCGAGACGTTGCGCGAAGCGGCGCAGGGCAAGCGACCGACCCCGAAGGTCGAGGGCTGGCTCGCCGCGATCGAGGCAGGAATGAGAAGGTCGAGGGTGAGCGCGTGAGAAGTGTTCCCCCGAGTATCCACGCGACCATGTTGGCGTTGTGGCAAAATAAACAACGGGCCGAAGCGGCCCCCAACCATCAGGAGAAAACAATGAAAGTACCCCGTCAGGCTCTCGCGGCTCAGGCCCGAGAACTCGTGAACAACCTCGTCGAAGCGATCGACGAACTAACTCAACCGACCGAGGGAAGTGTCATTCACTCGTTCGACCGCGCAATTCCCGACAACTGGGTCAGCGTTCGCAAAGACGTGCGCTACACGGTCACGACCCCCGAACTCGACCGCGACACGGTTGTCACGACCGCGACGATCGAAGTCCGTGGTCACAAGTACGTCGGGATCGCCGAACATCGCCTGCCGCTGATCGCGTCGGCGAGCAACGCGCCCAAGTTTGTGTGGCGCACTTCGCCGATCGAGAAGGCGAGCGTCATGGGCAAGTACGACAAACTCGTGCCGACCCAGGCCGGACTACTCGTTCTCGACGATCTCGCCGCGAAGTGGGCGAGCGTCGTCGATGAGTCGAGCCAGAAGGCCTGCGACCTGCTTCGCACCGAGGCCGTCGCGCTCGCGCGTGTGGCGACCGAGATCGCGCCGCTGGTCGAGGCCTGCGATCATGCCCGTCAGGCGTGGCAGGTTCTGGGGGCGTGACGCCGCCCGCGCCCTGCGTACCTGAAGCGACAAGCGCGGCCGTGATCGAGTGCTACAACCTCGACGCGGCCGCGCTCGTTCGTTCAGGGACTGCATGGGAAAGAGACGTGATCGGGTCGCCCGACCCTGCCTTCACGATCTCGCCCGTGGCAGTTCTGTTACTATCAACTGCGGCGGCACTTGCCGTCGTTCACAAAAGGAGAACCAAGTGAGAGAGATACCGAAGCCTGCGACCCTTCTGGAGATGGTCAAGACCTCGCCGAACTTCGCAACGGCGACCGACGACTTCGCGCGCGTCTACCGCTTCGCGTGGGGCGACGACGACGCGATGACCTGCAACCAATTCGGGGCGTTCCCCGACATTTACGAAGGCCTGACGCAACTGGCGATGACCCCCGACCCGAGCAACGTCGCGCTGGCGATCGCAACGCAGGGGTGGGCCGTACCGAACGACCCGAACGCAGACCCCGACCTCGCCCCGTCAGAACGGCCCGACCGTGTGCGTGTGTCGTTGCTCGCGGTCGTCGACGTTCAGCAACGCCATGCGGCCCGTATCCACATGATCGAGTCCGGTCAGGTGCTCGACGGCGACGATGAGAACGGCGAAGCGGCAGGCGGTCAACTACTCGACGCGATGGTCACGGCCCTGCAACTGTCACGCGTGAACCTCGACCAAGCGCGCGCGATGATCGAGGCCACGTTGCGCGACATCGAGAACCTGAACGGCGGCGGCTCGCCCTTCTGACGCTCGGCCCCTCGACCTCGACGCGGCCCCTCGACCTCGACGGTCGGGGGGTCGTTGTCATTGTCGGGCCGTGTGTGTGTGTCGCTCGACCTCGACGGCCCACGGCCTCGCCGATCGACTTCGACGCGATCGACGCCCAGGCAGAGCTGCCGGCTTCGACATCGACGGGCAGACCCTCGACCTCGACGCGCTCGACAATGCACGACGACGGTCGGCCTTTGTAGTACTGTCAACCTCGACGGCCTCGATCACGGGGCCGAGATCAGGAGAAACCATGTCAACCGAAACAACGACCGAGACCGACGCGCAACGCTACGGGCGAGAGATCGCCGAAAGCCTGCACAACCTCGACGCGGCGAGCGAGGCCTACACGGGCGGCGATGTCGACCCATTCACCGAATGGCTCGCGCTCGACGTTCTGGAGATCGTCGTTTACCTCGCGGCGACCGACCCCGACCCGTCGAGCCGTCGCGCCATCGTCGAGGTGCTGGTCACCTACGGCGGCCCGACGTGCTGGGTCGTTCGTGACTGCGATCGAGGCGAGAACGTCGAGGTGCGCACCTCATGGGGAAGCGATCAGGACACGCGCCGCGTGTGGGTTCCCACGCTCGCGGCCCTGCTCGACGAATTCGCCGACACCTACCGTCAGGCCACGCGATGACCCCGGCACGACCGACCTACTGGGCCGACGCAACTCTCGACGACCTCGACCGCCAGACCCTCGACGGCCTCGGCCTCGATGACCTCGACGAATGGGGCGACCGAGCCGTCGACCTCGACGAACAACCGACACGGGTCGTCGACCTCGACGACGTACTCGCCCTCATTCGCTCGATGACCTGACGACCTCGACAACGTCGACCCGATCGACGGCCCCACGACCTCGACCCCCCGAGGCCGTGGGGTCGTTCTCTTTTCCCCCGCACCCTTCACCCGACCCCGACCCTTGTCGTCGATCCTGCGCGAACGTAGAGGCCGCTTCTCGACGACTTCCCCCCGTGTGAGTCGATCTCGACGACCTCGACCTCGACGACCCCCACGGCTGGCGCGGCCTCGATCACGCCCCGGCACAAGCTCGACCCCGACACGTCGAGCGTGTCGAGCGCATGGCATGGCTGACAACGTCGACAAGGGAGGGCGGCTCACCTACTCGATCGCGCACACGGTGCGACCAGATCGACGGCCTGACCGTGCGTGTCGACCTCGACCGTCGACGTTCGCCCCTCGATGTCCCCGGCCTCGACTCGACGGACAGACTCAGCCGGCCTCGGTATGTCTCCGAACATGACTCGGCCCGTCGACTCGATCGACCCTCGACCCCGTCGGTCGGGTCGGCCCGTCGTCGGCAGGAAGGTGGCGACCCCAACCGCGGCCGCAGCTTGCCCAGGCAGCCCACCGCCGCCGCCACCCCCCACCCCAGGGGGGGACCCCCATGCGCGAAAATGATTACACGGTCCCGTACGTTTGGCCTTAATTTTTTGGGGTTTTGCGATTTTGGGGTGGTGCGGGGCTCTTTGGGCGTTGTCGGTGCAGTATTGCTTGCTCTTGAGGCGATCGGTGGCTTGAGCCCGTGCTCGGGGTCTGGCTCTTCCCTTGAGGGCAACCGAGCGTAGCGAGGGCGGCAGCCACTATGTCTGCCCGTGGGCAACCTGGGTTCTAGCTCCCCCCACGCTTTATGCACATGGCTAGTGCAAGGGTGGCCGTAGCCAAGCGTTTCAGCCGACACCCATTCTCAATAGAACTCTTGAACCCCTGGACGTATCGCTGGTTGCACAGCGGCGTTTCTTGACAAATAGGGGTCAGTCCCCGTTTCCGGCCACTTTTCGCCTTCCAGCTCTACGTCACTTGCGGGCTGGGTCTGGCGCATGAACTCGCGCTCGGTTGTGTTAGCGGGGCAATGTAGCCGCTCGACGCTCCTTCGTCAACCTCTCTTGCCAAGCTTCTGCTGATCTGGCTGCCGAGGCGAGTAGTTGGGCGTCGCTTTGGGCGCGGCGAGGCTTGAGGTCGCGTCGTTTAACGACCCTACCTGATGTGCCCAGTTTGCGACCCATGCGTGTAGTATATACTATTCAAGACATCTAGGAGGATCATGGAGCAAGAAATTCAGCTGCAGCATGGTTTGCTGTACACTTACATCGGCAAGAACTGCCGATGCGACGATTGCCGGGCCGCCATGCGCCTATACTCGGCAAATTACAGGTCTACGCCCGAGGGCCGCGAACGCAGCCTTAAGTCGAGTCGCCGGACCAACTTCCTTCGGCGCAAGGCCATTGCCTGGATGAAGGAGAACAGGCCGGACATTTTCCATGACTTCGAGGCCGAGTGGGACAACACCGATGGCAAAGCTTAAGATCGACGCCGATGATTACGTCGGTTGGCTCCGGCACGGCCTGTCGATGGGCTGGATTAGCCCGCCGACCTGCTACAACCACGACGGTGTGGGCCTGACCGAGCTCGAGGAGCTCGAGCACGAGAACGGCGGCGACCCTTGCATTTGGCTGATCCGCGTCTATGAGGATGAGGCCATGCGTCTGGAGCTCGAAGAGACGTTCGGCCCTTATTCGTGGCGCAAACTGGAATATCAAGCATAAGACTTGCGTATAACTTTAAGGTGGTGTATAGTAGGGTCATGACAGAAAACAACCAGTACACCCCGTCCGACCACGACATCTACAGCCTCGTTGACCGTTTGCGCAGCACCGGCAACCATTTCAATGACGACACCGCCGCCGTTGAGCATCGAGTACCCAACTTCCACGACTGTCACCTGGCAGCTGACGTGATCGAGTCGCTTATGGTCTACAAGTATCTGTCGGCGCGCATGATGGAAGAGGCCCTTAGTAAGGTCATCGGTGATGAGTGACCAGCCGATGCTCTGGGCCGAAGGCCGATCGACCTTCTACAAGGCCCCAAAGCAGATGACCCGATGGTCCGATCCGGCGACAAGCCTGTTGGCCGCGGCCTCTGTTAATCTAACCAAAGGGCAGAAGATCGTCATGGCCGCGTTCAGGGTCCAAAGCCACATGACCGACGACGAACTGATCGCCCAGGTCGCAGCGCTTGGTCTGAAATTGAGCCCGTCGGGCTGCCGTAGTCGGCGCAAAGAACTCGTCGAGTTGGGCATACTGCGCGACAGCGGCGTGAAAGAGAAGACTCAGTCAAAAAGGCTGACAACCGTTTGGGAGGTAAATTCATGAATTACGTGATCGTTGTTGGCAACTTGGGCCGCGACCCTGAGCTGGCATTTAGCGCAAGCGGTAAGGCTGTTTGCAAAATGAGCGTTGGCTCGAAAGAGCGCGGCCACAACGGCCAAGAAGACGTCACCACTTGGCACAACGTTGTTGTATTCAACGATCTTGCGGAGAATGTGGCGGCTAGCGTCTCCAAGGGTGACCGCGTTATTGTGATCGGCCGCGTTCGCAAGAACAAATGGGAGAAGAAAGACGGCACAATGGGCTACTCGGAAGAGGTAAGGGCTGACGAGGTCGGCATTAACCTCCGATTTACGGTGGCTACACCGCTGCGGGCTGGTGCCTCGAGCGGCCAACAAGGTCAGTCGGCAGTCGGTGACCCAGAAGAACCGTTCTGACTGGTACGAAAACGCAGCGTGCCTTGGCCAGGAGACGAATCTGTGGTACCCGGAGTCGCCCCAGGGCCGCGACTACTTTGCCAAAGCCAGGAAAGTATGCGCCGAGTGCCAAGTTTCGACCGAATGTTTGGAATTTGCCCTAAGCTTCGATGACGATTATGACAGATTCGGCATGTTTGGCGGGAAATCACCCAAAGAACGGGCAAAAATCCGCGATGAACGGCGCAAAGCCGTTAATATTGGGTTAGTGCGTCCTGTTAAATACGCCGTTCGGCAGCCGCATTCGTATGCGTATGCTATAATGGCGAAGCACACGCCCGATTCAGCCGAAATACAGCTCAGGAGAACAAAAGTGGACATGAATAAAACAAAGATCCCGCCGGAAACGGCACTTGTAATGAATGCGACACATGCAGCCCCGGCATCTACCCTTACGGCGCAAGCGGCGGCCGCCTTACTAATGGCAGGGTGGGAAGACCCACTTGACGCAAGGACCTGCGCAGCCCTATTCATGGGCGCAAGCTACGTGATGGAGCTTGCTAGGCAAGGCGGAGAAAACGGATCGCTGACGCCGCAAGAGAGCGCCGCGGCCCAAGGGGTTGCCGAATTGGCGATGCGTGTATGGCGATATCACGCCGACCGGGCCAAGGAGGCATCATGACGCGCGCAAACGAGAGATTGCACCTATACACCAAAATGCCAGCAATCAACTTATTCGACTATGTAAATAGCCGATTTGAGCACCATGTTGCAGCAGCCGAGGTCCTTGGGTGCATGACCGCGACTATTAGAAGCTGGAAAGAGCCAGGGAAGCAGATCAAAGTGATCTTTGCCGATAGGTTTGCTTGTCGCCTCGGCGTCCACCCATGTGTAATATGGCCTGAGTTATGGTTCGAGGAGAGCCAGGCTCAAGAGGAGGCATCGTGCCGAAAGAGCGCAAAGCAAAGGCAGAAGCGGAAGATGTTATCGCTGACGTCGTCCCAGTAGGCGAAGTGGTCAAAAAGGCTGTCGCGCTGCGCGAATACCAGTTTACAAAGGATAATGCTGCCGATGCGCAAGCTGCTAGCCGCATCAGCATGACCAAGAACAACGTAGAAAAAAAGATCATTAAGCTCGAGGCGACCGAGGAAATTAGGCGCAGGCAAGATCAGATTGCCAAATTGGGCCTCAGCAAGATGAGTTCTGACGTGACACGCGAGCAGCTGCCAGAAATCGGCCTTGCAATCATCGCCGACCACGGTTTGCGCGTCCTTGGCGGCGAATGGGAGATGAAAACAGCAGAAGAGGCCACGAAGGTCGCCAAGGTCTGGCACGACATCCTGCGCCTTGAAATGGGTGAGCCGACCACTATTTCCTCGAGCCAAGACTCAGAAAGCCCAGATCAGCGCAAAAATCGGTTCGAGGAGCTCAAGATTGAAGCCAAACGTCGCGTTGAGGGCGGTCTTCGGGCGATTGCTGGTGACGCTGGATGAGCGTAACGGTCGACAAGAATCTCCTCTTAACAGACGAGGAGTTTTCGGCCCTTACAGCAACCGAGCAAGACGAATACCTTAAGCTCCTAGAAGAAGACCTTTCTGCCTGGTCTCTCGTTGGCAACGAGCGCCAGATGCGCGCCAACATCCTTCTAGGCAAATGCGACTGGCTGCTTTACGGTGGCGCGGCCGGTGGCGGCAAATCTGAGCTAATTACCTACCACGCCCACCAGCTCTCGATGATGTATCCGGGTCACCGGAGCCTGTTGATCCGAACCAGCCTGCCCGAGTTGCGCCGGTCGCTTATCATCCGTACCCAGGTGCGCTATGCCCAGCTTAAGGTCAAGGCCCAACTGCGTTCAGTGGACAACATGAAGGCCTGGTGGTACGAAAACGGGTCAATTATTGAGTACGGATACTGCGCTCGAGAAGAAGACGTAAGCCAATACATGTCAGCCGAATACGACTTCATTGCGTTTGACGAAGCCACCCAGTTCACCGCCTACCAAATGCTGATGATTTCTGGCCGCCTCCGTACCAGTCGCCGCATGACAAAAATGGGCGTCAGGACCCACGTTGCGTTTGCCACCAACCCAGGCGACCGCGGCCACCAGTTTCTGTACCAAATGCTCGTTACGCCAAGCCAATACGGCCGCCAAGCGATTGTTTATGACGTCTCGAACGGGTTTGAGAACCCAGACATCGTGAGATTTGTCGAGCTTCCAGAAGACCTTGACGAGCTAGCCAAGCTTGAAATTGACCACGATCCAGACAACCACCTCGTTGCCGCGTTCGTTCCGTCGACCGTCATGGACAACCCATTCGTTGACCCGACGTATCGCAAGCACTTGTCGATGCTCCCGGAAGTAGAGCGCCGCCAAAAGCTGCTCGGCGACTGGGATACGTTTACCGGCCAGTATTTTAGCGAGTTTGACCGATCGCGCCACGTAGTTGAGCCATTCGCAATACCGGACACATGGCAGAGGTTCAGGGGCATCGACTTCGGTACAGCTAACCCATTCTGCTGCCTTTGGGGTGCATTGGACCCGTCTGATGGCACGATGTACATATACCGCGAGGCATATCAGAAGAATTTGACGACCGCTGAGCAGGCGCGCTTAGTCAAATCAATGAGCATCCTCGAGAACGGTAAGCCGGAGACAATCAGCACGACCGTCATTGACCCGTCCACGTTCTCGAACGTTGCCGGCCTTGGCACCACAGTTGCTAGCCAGTACAACAACCAGGGCGTCATTGTTACCCGAGCCAAAAACCAGCGAATTGGCGGCTGGCAGAACATCCGCCGCTACATGGCCCAGCACCCCGTAGATGGCGTAGTGAGGCTGAAGATCTTCAGCAATTGCCAGAATTTAATTCGCACGCTGCCGCTTATGCGCCACGACGGTAATAACCCCGAAGATTTAGATACAAGGGACGAAGATCACGCGGTTGACGCGCTCAGGTACCTGTTAGGCTGTAGGCCTTACGAGTTATCGCGTAAGGAAAAGAAGAGCTACAAGCCCGGCGCGGAGGGCAAAGTGCAGAAATTCATGGAAAAGCTTGACCGAGAAGGCAAGCGCAGGAGGACGTGGAAGTAATGCTAGTTGTTGACTACTACCATTTTTTGCCCGGCAAATGCTCTTTTTGCCATAGCAGCAACCTGCCCACGATCGACACAGGACTCGACCTGGACTGGCAGAACAACCCACACGACGACAATCCCAGCGCTGTACACCGAGTATACGTGTGCGCCGACTGCGCTATTAACTTGGCCATGCTTGTCGCAAGCAGCAGGGACGTCCAGTTGTACCGCCGAAACATCGTTGAAGACCTCAACGAGCAGTTAACCCGGATGGCCGCCACCAATGCTCAGCTCATGGATCGCCTGAAAGAGGTTGAGGGAGCGCTTATGGTCATTAAGAACCTGTCGCAGCCAAAGGTCGAAGTTATTAAGCAGTCAGACATCGTCGATGTGACTGAGTTTAAGGTCAGCGCGCCGCCAACACAGAAAGCCAAGAAGTGATCTACCTCGCCCTCATCGCCGCGGCGAATACGGCCTTGGCCGCCTTTCTTGTCTATGAAAACCGCCGCCTGACGTACGCGGTTATGGCGCGCCACGCCCCGGATCTAGCAATCCTCGAGAAAGCCAAAAAGCGGCACCCAACTAGCAATACTGAAAGCAAGGCGGAAACGGCGTACCATGCTTGGCGCAACCCAACTGAAGGAGTAGGTCCGTGACCTGGATGCCGCCTGAGCCAGCAAAAATCCTCAACATGTGGATGGACGCTGACTCGTATCTGGTCAAAGAGCGACGTGATTACTGGCTCAATGGGTCCTACTACCTTGGGCAGCAATGGATTTGGTGGGATTCAACCCGCAATCTAATCCAAGATCTCGATTACCGCACCGAGGCTGAGAAGGATAGCCGCATCACCGTAGATAAATACGGCCCCCGAGTCGGATCGCTTGTTGCGCGCATGATCCGCGGCGAACTGATCTTCGAGGTGCAACCGCAGGGGACGGACGATGCTTCGATGCGCCGTCAAAGGCTGCAGGAGCAACTCCTTATCGGAGAGCAGCACCAGCGCGATTGGGAGCAGGTTCGCGAAATGGCAATGCTGCAGACTTTATTTGGTGGCGCGGCTGCTATTTGCGTCGAATGGGACCCCGACATGGGAGAAGATTTCTACGTTGACATGGAAACAGGCGTGTCAATCCCTGACGGCGGAGTACGCCTTACCCCGCTCGGCATCAACGAGTTCACCCTCGAGCCAGGCACACAAGACCCTGCTGACGCCCGTTGGTGGTTGAGGGCAACAAGTCTCCCGCCGCAGCAGGTCAAGGAGCGCTACAACCTTGACTGGACGCCGACGCCTGACGCTGAAGCGATGATGACGTCGCGGGCCCGCTCCATCCTGATGCGCCGCCCCGGCAACCAGCCGCCCAAGACGACGATGGTCTACGTCTACTACGAGCGCCCTACCGCAACCACTCCTGGTTGCATTGTGCACGTCGTCAACAGTAAGGTCGTGCTGCAGGAAGATACGTGGCCGTATCCGTTTAAGCACCTCAACCTAGCTTTATTCCGTCAGAAGAAGATCCCGAACACCTGGGTTGGGCACACTCTTCTTACCCCGGCGCGCGACATCCAGTATGCCTATAACCGCGCCCGCTCGACGATCTTGGAGCACATGCGCAAGGCCGCGAACGCACGGCTCATGATCCCGGCGGGATCGATCGATGATGCAGACATCGTCACTACTGATCCTGGCGACACCCTCGAATACAACGCTGAGCTTGGCGAACCGCACTGGCAGACCGCCCCCGATGTGCCCCGCTGGATTAGCGGCGAAGCACAGTCCCTCGAGATGGAACTAGACGACATCTTCCATACTCACTCTGTCAGCCGCGGCCAGGCCCCCGGCGACCGCAACTCTGGTCTTGCGCTGTCGTTGCTTGCTGAAAAGGACGATACGCCTCTTGGGCCGATGGCTCGCGACCAGGCAAAGGGTTGGGGAATCATCTCCCAGATGACCCTCATGCTGTATCGGATGAACGCTCAGATGTCGGGGATGAAGCGCAAAACCACCGTCATAAACGAATACGGGCAGCCGCTCGATATTTCGTGGGGAGCACAAGACATCGATGAAAAGCCCAAAGTCGTCGTTCCGCTCGACGCCACAAGCCCGCGCAGTAAGCTGGCAACGCAGTCAATTCTTACGGCGCTCGCTGACAGGTTCCCGCAAGCATTCCAAAGCATTGACCCGTTGGCTCTGGCAAAAATGCTCGACCTGCCTGATCCCAAGGGTTACCTCACTCAGGTTGACCCTGATGCTGCTAAGGCTCGATGGGAAAATGGCCTTCTTATGCAGGGCGTGCCAGTTGTTCCAGAAGACTTCGACCTTCACGATGTCCATATCAACGTCCATAATCGCGAGAGAAAATCACCGGCCTACGAGTTGGCCGATCCTGCAATTAAAGAAATTATTGATCTCCACGTTATGGCTCACCAGCGAATGCTCATGGGCGATACGCAAGCGGCTCTTGACGCCCAAGCAGCCATGAATCAAGGCTTGCAGCCCACTGCGGCGCAGGCGATGACAGTAGCGGGAGGCCTAACTGGCCAGGCCGCGGAAGCATTGGTTGGGGCTCAACCAGGCTTCTCTAGCAATGTTGCTGGACAGCAGCAGCCAGCGCCGGAAGCCCCGACGCAGGCACAACCACAATCAGGAGGTATGGAATGAGTGAAGTCGGAGATTTCGGCGGAGCTGAACTCGACTTTTCGTCCGAAATCGCACCAGAGGCCGCAGAGGTCGAAACACCTTCCGGCGACGTCAACTGGGAAGAGCGATACCGGGCCGAGGTGCAGGACCGCATCCGGGAGCGCGAACGCTACAAGCCGATCAAGCAGGTATTTGATGGCATGCACCCCGATGATGCCCAGGCTGTGCAACAGTTTGCTCAGGCATGGGCCGCAGGCGACCAAGACGCGGCTATTCGCTGGATGGTCGACAATGCACGGAGCCTAGCTGGTGACAACTTCACCCAGTACATCCAGGGCCAGCAACAGGTCGTCAACAACGCCGTGGCTCAAGGCCAGGCAGCTGGCCTCACCCCAGAAGCGGTCCAGCAGCTCGTCCAACAGCAGATCGCCCAATACCAGGAGCAGCAGCAGATCCAGCAATACACCGTCGAGATTGACCAGACGATCCGCAATTTGGGCCTCGAACCCGAGACGCCACTTGCGCATGCCGTGATCCTGGCTGCAACCAACCGCGAAGACCTCAGCCTTGAAGCGGCCTGGGAGGAAATGCAGAACGACATTCTTCGCCAAGCGCAGGGGATCGTCGAGCAGCGTCGTGCAGCTGGACAGGCAATGCCCACGGCGGCCCCCAATGGCACTGCTGGCATCGTTGCCCCAGGTTCGTCCCCGCGAGAGCGGGCGATGGCCAGATTGGCGCAAAATCCCATTTGAGTGTCATTGACAACCGTCGATGAATAGCTAATAATACAGTTACTGGTCGCCGGAGGCGGTCGGTGCTAATTCGCTAGTTCTACCTCGGGGAACCGAGAGCGGCAGAGGCAGGATGCCAAAGCCGGAGGAATGATCGCGGAAACCCTTTCCCTTTCAACCACTCTCACAAAAGGAACCACACAATGCCAGCAAGTCTGTCAACGGTGGATGCAATCCTCAAGGACGATTACAAGGATTACATCGACCAGCTCAACAACGCCTTGTTTCTCACCTCGCAGGTTGAGACCCGCAAGGACACGGTTGTCGGCCGTATCGCCCGCCACGCTATCCACCTCGGACGTTCGTCCGGCGTTGGTGCTCGCGCTGAAGGCGGCACGCTCCCGACAGCAGCCAACCAGGCATACGCCACCGTCCCGGTCCCGGTTCGGTACGTCTACGGACGTATTCAGCTGAGCGGCCCGACGATCCGTCAGGCCACCACTGACCGTGGAGCCTTCATCGACGCGCTTGACGCCGAAATGCAGGGCATCCGCAACGACGCCATGAAGGACGTCAACCGTCAGCTTTGGGGCCAGTCGAACGGCGTTATCGCCCAGTGCGGCACTACCACCACCTCGACGACTGTCGTGCTCGCCTCGACGACCGGCTCGGCGGCCCTCCGTCAGCTGTACAACGACGGCGGCATGGTCGTGGACATCGGCACAGTGGCAGCGCCCACGACTGTTGCTTCGGCACGCACCGTCACCTCGGTGGACAACTCGGCAAAGACGATGGTCATTAGCGGCGCGACCGTTTCGACCACCTCGAGCCACTTCGTCTTCCGTACGGGTGCAGGCGGCGCATCGAACAACAGCGGTGCACCTGGCGACGGCCAGATCGAACTCACCGGCGTTCAGACCATCGTGTCTGACTCGGCGGTGCTGCACACGATCAACCCGTCGTCGCAGCCCAACTGGAAGGCGTACGTCAACTCGAACAGCGGCACCAACCGCGCCGTCTCGGAGACGCTCATCACCGGCTCGATTATGAAGGGCCTCACCAACTCGGGCAAGAAGGTCAACCTTCTCGTCTCGGCCGAAGGTGTGCACATGAGCGTTGCCAACTTGTTCCTGTCGCTCAAGCGCAACATGGAGCAGACCGAGCTTAAGGGCGGCTACGCCGGAATCCAGTACTTCGCTCCGTCCGTTTCGGGCAAGGGCGACGAGGGTCCGACGGTGCTCTACTGCGACTTCGACTGCCCGAGCAACAGCCTGTACGGTATCCACACCGACTCGCTGGTTCTCCACCAGGTTGGCGAAGGCTGGCAGTTCATGGACATGGACGGCGCGGTGATGAACCGCAAGCCCGACCTCGACGCATACGAGGCGACGCTGTTCAGCTACATGGAGCTTGCCTGCAAGCAGCGCAACACCCACTTCGTCATCAAGGACCTCACCGAGGTGAGCATCTAACATGGCGGCATCAGTCAGCATCGACTTCGGCCCGGCAGTGCCCGGTGACCGCAGGTACGTCGTCGCGACTGTCACCTTTGACAGCTCGTACGCCACTGGTGGCGAGGCGATCACCCTTGCGTCGCTGGGCCTGACCCGGCTGGACTTCATCCAGGCAGTGACCGACGACGGTTACGTCCCCGCGTGGGACGGATCAAAGACGGCCCCGAAGATCAAGCTGTTCTGGGTGGACACCACAACCGACGGAGCCCCGTTGGCGGAAGTGGCATCGACGACCGACGTGTCGGCCGTGACGGTGCAACTCATCGCCTACGGAGCCTGATCTGATGGCCCGGCGCGCAACGCACACGCGCCGGGCCGTCACCCCCAACTAAAGGAGAAGCATGAGGGGTGCCCCGGAGTACACGCAGTTCGCTGAAATCACCACCGATGTCTATGACATCGCAACCCGAATTAGGGAAGGTGATGAGAGCGGTTGGCGTGGCGACCCCAGCGCATCCCTCATGCATAATCCCCTGACCAACAAGTTTGAGGTTTGGATGTTGGACGGGATGAACGTCCCTTACATTGCAGCCACCTCAGATAAATGCGACCACAGCCTGATCCTAAAACTGATCGAGGGTGACTGGCAGAAAGGCCGCAACCTTCTCGAGGCGATTCAGAAGAAAAACCGTCAGGCCCGACAAAACCAGTTGGACGCCGAAGAAGACAAACGCCGCGAGATCGCGGACAAGCTTCATTGGGCGATCATCAAGGACGTCGGCCATCTTGAGGGCGGCACCCACCGCCACACCTCGCTCTACACGAAAGGCAAGTAATGGCCACCTACACCGCGAACACGACAAAGACCATCACGCTCGTCAGCGGCCAGGTTGACACCATCACCCTTTCGGGCGTCGGTACAACAATCCGCGTCCAGAGCAACTCGACGACCGTGCCGGTCAGCTTCACCGTCGCGCAGCCCGGCGGCACTCCCGCCACCCCGACCGACAAAGGCGACGACTGCTACGTCGTCATGTCCGCCTACGACGCGTTTGATCTGCCGTGGAGCGGCAACGGTGCAGTCGTCAAGGTCATCGCGACGGGGACACCCATCGTTTCAATTTCTCTGATCTGATACTCTCGGTTTATGCCCACGCCTGGCAAACTCAACCCTGAACTGACGATTGTCCGAGGCGACACTACTTCGCTGATTTTCAACCTGACCAGCGACGGCGAAACCCCGATCGGCAACATCACCGGCTACAGCTACGCGATGCAGCTCCGCACCACACCCGATGCGGTTGGCGCGACGACCCTCACCTGCACGATCACCGACGCAACCAACGCGCAAGTCACTTGCGTCCTTTCAGCAGCAGACGCAGCCCTGCTCACCGCAGGCACTCAGTATTACTACGACCTTCAGCAGACCGACACCTCGAGCGTCAAAACGACCCTCGTTTCAGGGATCACCCAGCCCGTACAAGCAGACGTGACGAGGCCCTAAATGGCCACACAGACGTTCGACGTCATCATCCCTCAAGGCATTGACCAGTCCACCACGGTCGGCAATGCACCTCAGCTTGTAACGACAGTTCAGCAGACCGAGATCATCGTTGCGATGACCGGGTCGCTTGGCCCGATCGGCCCTACCGGCGCACAAGGTGCCCAGGGTCCCCAAGGCCCCCAAGGCGCGCAGGGTGCACAGGGAGCCCAGTCAACGGTGCAAGGCCCCCAGGGTCCACAAGGTCCACAGGGATTCCAAGGAGCGCAGGGTCCGCAGGGAACACAGGGGCCGCAAGGTGCGACGGGAACTCAGGGCGCTCAGGGTCCGCAAGGTTTCCAAGGTGCCCAAGGCGCTCAGGGCCCTCAGGGTGTCCAAGGCGCGACAGGTTCTCAAGGCCCGCAAGGGGACATCGGGCCCCAGGGGGCACAGGGCCCGCAAGGGACGCAGGGCCCGCAAGGAGTCCAGGGCCCTCAAGGCTTCCAGGGCCCGCAAGGTTCCCAAGGCTCTCAAGGGGCGCAAGGTGCCCAAGGCTCACAAGGAAGCCAAGGAGCTGGCGGAGCCCTCGGCTACTGGGGCTCATTCTGGTCAACGCAAGACCAGACAGCAGCCGCAATCAACACAGGCTACGCAATCACGCTGAACAACACCGACCCGAACTCCAACGGTGTCAGCATTGTCAGCAACAGTCAAATTACCTTCGGGTATCAGGGCGTCTACTCCATCACGTTCTCAGTCCAATGGGTCAACGCAAACAACCAGATTGAAGACGCAAACATCTGGCTGAAACTCAACGGCAGCAACCTCGCAGATTCCGACAGCAAGTGGAGCGTCGTCGAATCCCACGGCGGCGTAGACGGCCACGCCATCGGCACCGTCAACTTCGTCCTCTCGCTGCAAGCCAACGACTACATCGAACTTTACTGGCAGACAACCGACACCGACCTGTCACTCCAATACACGCCTGCGATTTCACCCGCGCCCGCGATCCCCAGCATCATCGTGACTGCTGTACAGGTCATGTACACGCAGGTTGGCCCGCAGGGACCGCAGGGACCGCAAGGCTTTCAAGGGTTCCAGGGTCCGCAGGGCCTGCAAGGGTTCCAGGGTGCGCAGGGGGCACAGGGCGCTCAAGGGGCCCAAGGTTCCCAATGGACGTATGTCGGCACCTACTCCGCTGGCACAACCTACACCTACGCCGATGTCGTCGAGTACAACGGTTCGTCGTATGTGTCGCTCAACTATGTCAACCTGAACAACACGCCGTCGTCCAGCCCGACCTGGTGGGGCTTGATCGGAGCTCAGGGTGCTCAAGGTCCGCAGGGCGCACAAGGCCCACAAGGAACGCAGGGACCTCAAGGCTTCCAAGGACCTCAAGGTGCTACCGGACCGCAAGGTTCACAAACCCTCGACGGGCTGACTGACGTGACCATCACCGGCACACCAGCGAACGGGCAAGCCCTCGTCTACAGTTCGGGCACTAGCCAATGGGTAAACTCTGCTGTGTCAACCGACCCGATGAACGACCCAAAATTCACGGCAATCATCACCACCGATGTCGGGCCGTAAGGAGTAGCAATGGCAGCAGGCGACCGCACCGAACAAAGGCTTCTCGGCCCCCAATACCTCACCGCAACCTCAGCAGCGTTGGGGTCAAGCATCACCTCGGCCTACACCTGGGTCATCAAGCAGATTATCTTCTGCAACACGGATGGCTCCGACCGGCTCATCTACCTGTCGCTCGGCAACGATTCGACTGATACGTCGTCGTCGGCTTCGTCGCCCGCATCGAAGGCTGCGCCCGAGAACCGTATCTTTCACACGTTGCCGATTGCGGCTGGTGACACGGTGGTGTTGGATTGTGCGCTGGTGTTGGTCGGGTCGGCTACGGCTGCTGCCGCTGACCGTCTCTGGGGGTATGCGGATACTGCGTCGAAGGTGACCGTGACGGTTGTCGGTTGGCGTAAGGAGAACTGATGGGTATTTCTGCTGCGTTGGGTTCGTCGGCGTTGTTGCCTGCTGGGTTGGGGTTCCGCAACGTCCTCATCAACGGCGGGTTTGATGTATGGCAGCGCACCACAAGCAGCGAATATACGCCGAGCGCTGGAACAGTTACTTATCAGGCCCCAGACCGATGGTGGTCAACCCAACTCTCCACTACAAGCACTCTTATTATTAGTCAAGCGACGGCAGATACATCGTTTTTGCGGTACGGCTGCAAGGTGCAGCGCAAATCTGGGCAAACAGGAACCGGCGCAATTTATTTTGGGCAAACACTTGAATCTTCCATGTCTAAAACGTTTGCTGGCCGCACCGCCACCGTAAGTTTCTATGCCAAAAAGGGCGCAAATGCTCCATCGACATTTTCAATCGGCGTATATGCCGGAAAAGGAACTGACCAGTCAAGTGGAGCATTGTTTTCGACTGGCTGGACCAACGGTGCCTATTTGTTGCAGCAGACCGTGACCCCAACGACCACAATGACCCGCTACTCGTACTCATTTACTGTTGACAGTAGTTATACACAAATTGGTTTGTGGTTCTATTGGACCCCTTCTGGTACCGCTGGTGCGGATGAATGGTTCCAGTTCGAAGGTGTGCAGTTGGAGGCAAATGTCCAGCCGACCCCGTTTGAGCAACGCCCTTACGGTGTCGAATTAGCCCTCTGCCAGCGGTACTTCTACGCACCAAACGAAACAGACAACAACGGATACAGCCACTACGGGCTTGGATTTGCGTATTCAACCACGCAAGCCTTTTTCGCCATCAACACACCAGTCCAAATGCGAGTACCCATTACCTCATCCAGAGTGTCGTATTCAACGTTACGAGTGTCAGATACCGTTGGGGCCTGGGCAATCACAGCAATTTCTGTCAGCGACTTCACAAAAAACAGAAACGCAATTCAAGTTGATGCCACGATAGGCAGCGCAAGTCTTACGGCGTTCCGTCCTGCGCTGGTTCAGGGCAATAACTCGACATCGGCCTACTTCAGATTTGATGCGGAGTTGTAATGCAGTTCATCAAACACAACGACCCAACAATGGGATGCTACAAAGCAGAAACCGTCCAGCACGGCGAAACCGTCATGGCGCAGTTTTGTTTCAACCTTACAGAGAACCCCGAACTTGCTGAGCAGTATCTAGCGTGGCTTGCCGAGGGCCATACACCCGAACCGTGGGAGGCCCCCGTTGCCGATTAGTAGCTTTCTCGCTCCGTCTGCTATCGCCAAACCTGGTGTGTGCACTTCCTCGACACGACCCGCCAGCCCATACGAGGGGCAGGTCATCTACGAAACGGACACCGACAAGACGTTGGTGTGGAACGGGTCGGCTTGGGTGTACCTGTCCACCAGCACAGCCAACCCAGTCGGGCTGGAATTCATCAAAGCGACCGCTTTGTCTGGAAGCACAACCCAAATAACGTCGTGCTTCTCGTCAACGTACCTTGTGTACAGGGTGATGATTGACGCAGTACAAAGCAACGGCACCGACCCGTTTACGTTGCAACTTTTGTCTGGCACTACACCAGCAACAACCACCTACGCCAAGCAACGACTGTATGTGCAGGGCACGACCGTTGGTGGCACAGCAGTAAGCGCACAATCGTCAATTATTATCGGCTACTCGGACAGTAGCAAAATCCAGTCGCTGATGCTTGAAGTGTTCAGCCCCAATGTTGCAGCGTTCACTCGTTTTTGGACTCAGCAGGTGTATAGCGACAACGCAACTAACGGCATGATTGAAATGGGTTCGTCGGTTCATGCGACATCAACTGCCTACGATGGATTCGCTATCTCTTGCGGCGCTAACACATTTTCAAACGGTACGGTTCGTGTCTACGGGTATAGGAACTAACCATGAGTATTTCTAATCTTGCGACTGGCCTGCGCCCTGGGGTGTGCACCTCGACCACCCGCCCCACCAGCCCGTACACGGGCATGGTTATCTACGAGACGGACACGGGCCAGATGCTCGTTTGGAACGGCTCCGCATGGGCACCGCTCAACCCGACCGCCAACCGCAACAAAATCATCAACGGCGACATGCGCATCAACCAGCGTGGAGCAGCCTCCTACACAGGTAGTTCAAGCACCACCTATACCCTTGACCGCTACTACTTCTTTGCAACCAGCGGAACAATCACCGTTTCCCAATCAACATCGGTAGTCCCAACTGGCTTCGGCAACAGCCTTGCCGTCAACGTGACTACTGGCGGCACCTACTCGTCCGGCGGCAACTACTGCCTCCTCGGGCAGAACATTGAAGCAACGTCCATGCAGGACTTTGCGTGGGGCACCTCGGCAGGCAGACCCATGTCTGTCTCATTCTGGGTGCGCTCAAGCGTCACGGGCCTCTACACGTTCGGCATCCAAAACCCAGCCCAGAACTCTGTATACGTTGCGTCATACAACATCAACTCTGCGAACACTTGGGAATACAAGACCGTCCAAATCCCTGCACCGCCATCTGGGACCACATGGCCCGTGACTGGCGTCGGCCTTGGAGCGATTTGCGCTTTTGCGTTGGGGACGGACACAAACCTCCATGCCGCAACCGCAAACACCTGGGGGACATCAAACGCTTACGGTGTCGCCGCTAGCACCGATGTTGCGGCGACTACTGGTGCGACTTGGTACATGACTGGGCTTCAGATAGAACAAGGGCCGCAAGCAACCTCGTTCGAGCAACGGCCAATCGGCACCGAACTTCTGCTTTGTCAACGGTACTTCCAGATATACCCATATGGGCAGTACAACGAGGTGATAGGCGTACTTGGTTTCGCTGGTGGGAACTACTACTACGGCACCCAAAACGTCAGAATCCCGATGAGAACGACCCCAACAACAGCAACACCAACTCCAACGTTCCGAAGGGCGAGCGACGCAACGGTGCAAACTGGCTCAAATATCTACTATTTGCCGCAAGGCGACGGCATCTACTTCGCCATCCAATGCTCAAACAGCGGCTACAACGCTGTGTCCCTATTCCTTTCTAACGCAGCATCGGCGGAAATCTGATGAGAAGATACTTGTACTGCGACTTGACACAATACCAATGGTTCCCCCAGCATCTTGACGGGCGGTACTTACAACGTGTTGACGAAGACGGGACAACGTGGTCAATACCGCACGACCCTGACAACACCGACTACCAGCAGTACCTTGCCTGGGTCGCAGAAGGCAACACACCGGAACCGTGGCAACCTGAGTGATTTCGGTAATCACCCCGACGTATAACACGAAGCCTGACACCCTCGCCCGACTCTGGGCCTCCCTCAAAGCACAAACCCACACCGACTGGGAATGGGTCATCTACGACGACTCAACCACCCAAGCCGTCCAACAACAGGTCTACGGCATGTGCTCCGACGAACGGTACAAAATTCGGTACTTCCGCCCCCATGTCCCCTCAGGCGGCAACATCGGCTACGTCAAAAAGATGGCGTTCAGCCTCGGCCTCGGAGACATCCTCGTCGAAGCCGACCACGACGACCAACTCACCCCAAACTGCCTCCAAGAACTCGCCACAGCCTTCACAAACCCGACAGTCGGATTCGCCTACTCGGACTGCGCAGAGGTCTACCCAGACGGTTCCAGCCACCGCTACCCAGACGGCTGGGGCCTCGGCCACGGCACCCACTACTGGGACGAAACACACCAAGTCTGGGCCTGCCGGGTGCTGGTCAACCGCACAACCCTCTCCCACATCGTCTCAGCCCCCAACCATGTACGGGCATGGCGGGCATCCACCTACCACGCCATCGGAGGCCACAACCCCAACCTCCGAGTAGCCGACGACTACGAGTTGATAGTCCGCACAGCCCTCGCAACCCAAACAGCCCACATCCCCAAAGTCCTCTACCTCCAACACATCGACCCGCACTCAGCGCAACGCCAAATGAACGGGCTGATACAGCAGTTGGTGCCGCAGATAGCGGCGACCTACGCCGAGCAGCTCGACGCCTGCTACGGGCCACTACAAGAAAACGAGCAGCCTGCCGTAGTAGGCTCACCCGCATGAACAAGGGCGAGCTTCGCACCGAGATCAAGAACCGACTCGCCATCCCGTCATCCGGCGACGGCCTCATCACCGACAGCGTCGTGAACCAGGCGATCGAGGACGCGCTGAACGTCATCACCATGACCCGCGACTGGCCGTGGTTGCTCAATACGGTACAACTAGCGTTCCCCGCGAACATCGGCACCGCCGAACTCCCCAGCGACTTCATCCGAGCTAAAGAACTCGTCGTCAACGACGCACCCGTCACCTACGTTGACCTCAACCAGTTCCTCTACACCGACGCCCTCGGCTACCCATACGTCTGGACGATCACAGGCAACCAAGCCAAGATTTACCCCATCGGCACCCAAATGGTCCTCGGCACCCTCTACTACTACCGAGCCGAACCCGAACTCGTCGCCGACGGCTCGACCCCGCTCATGCCCGCGTTCCTGCACCAATGGATCGTCGCCTACGGCGCATACCTCTGCGCCCTCCGCCGCCAAGACGAAGGCCGCGCCCAGGTGTACCTGAACCAGTCCAACGACCTGCTGAACAGGATGCGCGACGACGTCCGCCGCAAAACCGGCCGACGAATCCAGACTGCCCGCGAATACTCTTACGTCAACTGGCAGTAACTGATGGCCACCAAGATCGTCGAATGGGACGACTTCACCGGCGGCTACTACGTCGGAGCCTCAGCCACCAAGCAGCCCCGTAACACGTTCACGGGCCAGAACGTCACCGTCGCAATGGACGACGCGACCCTGGTCCCCATGTACACGCCGACGAAGCGCACCCTGACCGGCACCGACACCTCGAGCGGCAACATTGTCAACGCCAACTGGGTCAATCTCGGACCGCCAGCGATCATCAACGGATGCGTCTGTTTCGTTGCCAAAACATCGTCGGCCGCGTACCTGTACGTCATCAACGCCAGCAGCGTCGTCACTCGACATACCCTGTCGGTTGTCAGCGTCGCCAACTTTGTTCCCCTGCGCCCAACCGCCGTTAGCGTCAGTTCAAGCACTAGCGACTTTTTTGTCTACATCGCAGGCGACTATCAGCGACTCATTCGGCTGCGGCTGGACACCACGGGCGCACTTGTCGGCTCCGCCACAAACATCTCGATCCCAAGCATGGCAGCGACTGGCGATACCCAAGTGTTCGGCACCGTCATTTGGGGTGCCCGTATGGTTGCTTGGTCAACAACAGCAAACATCCACTTCTCCAATGCTGCTGACTTTGCGACATGGTCGTCAACGAACTACATCACGATCGGTTTCGCCGAAGACGACGTCACCGCCTGTATCCCCCGCAACTACGACCTGATCGTCGGCAAGCCGTCAGGTTGGTACGTCGTCACTGGCGTTCTCAACTATTCAGCGTCAGTTCGCCAGGTCAATAACGGCATCGGCATTATTTACAACGGCTACACGAACACAGACCCTGTGGCCGAATGGAACAACCAGGTCGTCTTTAACACCGACACCGGCACAATCGGATTCCCCGTCAACCTCTACACCGTCAACGGTGCTCGAGTTCAGCCGATGGCATTTCAGCGATTTTCTGGCAACGTCCAAACCCTCAACATGGCCAAAGGCCCGCTCGGGGTGCTCCAAGTCGCCCACACCATTGACGACGAAACCGACGTCACCGGCATGGTCTACATGCTCAACCAGCAAGGTCGCTGGAGCCGAATAACGATCCCAACAGGCACCGCGGCCGTCACCGGCAACAGCGTCGCCTACTACCCCGCTGCCGCTGCGACGTCGCGCAGCTACTACTGGACGTCGCCAAACTGCCAGATTCTTGAGTCAAACATCACGACCGCCACGGTTGCGCTTCATACCATCGCAATCAACGTCTTTGAGCCTGGCACCGACGCTTCTGGCAACCCATCTACGGGCACCGTCCTGCTGGCTGACTACATGAGCCAGACGCCGATCACCGTCACCGACGTCTACGTCGAAGTCGAGTTGACCGAGCTGTACAGCGTCTACACCTACCAGGGTGATGCGTCTATCTCCTGCGCCGTCAACATGAAATTCCCACCCGCCGACCTTGCGTTCTCTGTCGGCAACGTGTCCTCGACGACGTTGAGCGCAGGCAACTACGACCCTGCCAGCATTCCTGGCACAGGCACCCGCTTCATGGGCCGCGTCTTCCGATTTCGTCCCGACAACCCCGGCTACGGCTACGGGTTTGAGGTGCAGGTCAACTTTGCGGGCATGAAAGTGCGCCGCGTCATGGCCGTGCTCAAGGAGCAGATGTGACCGAAAGGTTTGACGGCCTCGCCCAGCAAACCATTTATGGCGCGTCAGGCGCAGGCCCAGCGGAAACCGTTACCAGTTTGACCACCATCGGCGTCGGCCAGGGCTCGGGTCAGACAGCGACGAAGCAAGAGGCGAACAGCATGATCGCCTTTGAGTTCCCAATCCGCTGGGACGACATTTCTGGCTCGCTCGCCGACCTGACCGACAAAAAGAAACTTGAACAACTGGTTGACGATTTAACGGTACGAGATAACATCCTCGAGGATTACCTCAACACGAACATCGTCTCGGGTATCGTCGCAGGCACCAACATCACGATCGACCGCGCCACTGGCGTCGTCACCATCAGCACCACCGCGACACCCATACCGTCCGGGACGATTATGCAGTACGGCGGCGCGGCCGCACCGACTGGCTGGCTTCTTTGCGACGGCACCGCCTACAGCACCACCACATACGCGGCTCTTTACGCGATTCTGGGCAACACCTACAACACCTCGGGGGGCCAGGCGGCACCTGCGGCAGGGTTCTTCCGAGTTCCACTGCTAACCAACCGCGTCCCAGTCGGCATCGGGTCTGGCACATTCGCGACCCTTGGCTCGACTGGCGGGGCCGAGACGCACACCATCGGCACCGCAAACCTGCCACCCCACCAACACGCGATTAACCACAACCATGCCGCATTTGACACGGCCGACGGTGGCTCCCACACCCACACGATCACCGACCCAGGCCACGTCCACGGGTACAGCGAGCCGAATTACCAGAATAAAAACATGGAAAATCCAGTTGACACAAGTGTGGCGTATTCGTACAACGCCTTGTCGCAAAATACTGACCGCGAAACAACAGGCATTTCAATTAACTCGACCAACTCAGCGCACAAGCACAGCATTGACGTGCCCGACTTCAGCGGCTCCTCGGGCGACGGCCCCGGTAGCTCGACGGCCATTAGCAACCTTCAGCCCTACATCGTACTGAACTACATCATCAAGCCCTGACCCCTAGAAACGTGGGTACGTTTGTGCCACGATGGCAACATGGTTATTGCCCGCCTGATCGTTGTAGCCCTCATCCTCGGCTCTCTCTTGGTGGCCTGCTCCGACCGTTTTCGCGACCCCTGTGGCTATGTCCGATCCGCCGCGACCACAACCGTGGTCCGCACTAAGAACAAGGCTTTGGGATGGGTGCCGTCTTCGACTATTGCTTATGGCTTCTCAACCGAGCCCGCCGTCGGTGGCGTCGGGGGCAGCAAATGCGGCTGAGACAAGGCAAGGGGGAACGTCTCACCGCAGACGAACTAGACGCCCGGCTCCGCTTCTTCATCGGCCTTATCCTCGGCGTCTGCCTCGTGGCGTCGGTGCTGACAATTCTCTACAGCCTTATCTGGGTCAGTCAGCCAATGGAGCAGGCACCCAACGACGCCGAGTTCTTCAAGATTCTCACCCCAACCATTTCGTTCCTGACAGGAGCCCTGTCCGGCGTAATGATCGGGTCTGGAGCAAGCACACGAAGGAGAAAGAAAGATGAAGCTGACAGCAGCGAATAAGGCGCTCATCGCCTCATACGCACGTTCGGTCGTTGGTGCGGGCATCGCCTCGTACATCGCCTCGGGCCAGGACTGGAAGGCTGCGCTCAACGCCCTGTGGGCCGCGGCGCTGCCGGTCATCATGCGCTACCTCAACCCAAAGGATCAGGCATTCGGTCGAGGCTCCGATGCCAACGGGTAAGCAACCACTCGTCCGCCGCCTGAAGCTCGCCGTCGGCAAGAACAAGGGTATCCCAGCCGCCGCGCTGGTCATCCCAGACGGGTTTGAGAAGTACAAGAACACGGGCCTCCCTGACCATTTCCTGACCAAGACCCCCATCGGCGGGCTCCTGTGGAAGGAATGCAACATCTACTTCGAGAACCTGATCGAAGCCGCCAAGACCGAGGAAATCCAGTTCGTCAACCTGGGCGCATACCGCAGCCCCAAAGAGGTCGAGCAACTGTTCCTTCAGCGGTACAGCAAGCAAGACGGGGGCCGCAGCCCGCAGATCACCCGCACCTGGCAAGGCGCGACCTGGTACCTCAAGCCCGGCATGGCCCCGTCGGCCAGCCCCGACCGTGGATCGCCGCACCAATGGGGCGTCGCCATCGACCTCGGGTCCAAGACGAAAGACGGCACCAAGCCGCTCACCGAACGGGCGCGCAAATGGTTGTGCAAGAACGCACCCACCTATGGGTTCACCCTGCAAGGACTCCCGTTCCTCGACAACGGCCAACCGAACCCCGAGTTTGAGTGGTGGCACTGGCAATGGAGCGACCCGTCGTGAGCGACATGATCGCCCCTATTGTTGTCGCGGTCATCGGCGGTCCTGTAATGTGGCTCTTGTATCGCTTGGATAAGCGGAACACCGAGCAGCACGGTCAGTCAATGGCTATTATCCAAGAGGTAAAGAACGACGTGAAAGACGTGAAGGGCGACATGATTGACGTCAAGGCTGACGTCCGCGACCTGAAGTCTGACGTTCGACGCCTTGACGCTGCTGCCAAGCCGAAGGTTGTGCGGACCCGGAAGTCTGCGTAATGGCAGCATCTACCGACTACCTCAACTCGTTGATCCAGCTTGCGACCAACGCAAACGAAGCTGCAAAAGCGAAGATTGATGCTGAGGTCAAGCGGGCTGCTGGTGGCACGTTCGGCAAGGACGCGGCCGGGAAAACAACCTACAATGCCCCAGGCGAGGGGCAGCAAAAAGGCATGCTCGACGTTGGTTATGAGCGGGCTGGCGAAAGGCTCGAGGGTAGCCTCGAGTCCAGGGGGCTGCTTAGGTCGGGGCAGGCCGCAACTGGTCGTGAACGCCAGTTGACTGATTACATGCAGTCGGTGTTGGACCTTTACGGCCGCGCCGCAGGCGACAAGACTGGGCTCGATACTAAGCTTGCTCTTGACATCGCCGATTACAGGGCCAAGTACGGCACGCAGCCGGAAACCGCAGCCCCCGAAGAAAAGCCAGCAGCGACCCCTGGCGGTCCAGTGGCGACGCCGTCCCCCTCGTCCGTTGATAAACCAGCCGCAGCCCGCACTCCAGAGGAATCAGCGGCGTTTGCCGCATTTGGTCAGCCCGAGAACCGACAGGCAGCAATAGGCCGCGGGCCCGTTCAATCGACCCTACCGATTATCACCGAGCCGTTTGTCGCCGCCGCATACAGCGCGCTAGGCGCGCCACAGAGCGCAGCCGCCGTCCGCCCCGCCGCGCCGCCCAAGCCTGCGACACCACCGAAACCGGCAACCCCGCCGAAGCCCGCAACTCCCCCCAAGCCTCAGACGCCGCCTAAACCGACGCCACCGCCACCGCCCGCACCAGTTAAGAAGCCGACCACAACGAGGGTTCGATGAGGCCGATCTATAAATACGTTGAAGGCGCACGGGAGAATATACGGACCGGCGCTGACCAGCAGGCAGCGATTAAAGCATCTGTTGACCCGATGCTGCGCAATATTGAGACGCGATCTGGCATGGTCGAAGGCGCTAACGTCCTGCAGTCAAACCTGTATGAGGGCACGGGCATGGCTGGCCAGGACGCGTACTTGACGGCCTTGCGCGACAAGCTGCCCAGCTACATCAACAACTATCGGGCCTACATCGAGGAACAGAAAGATAAGAACAAGGGCTCTGGCGGAGACGGAGATGGCATCATGCCGATTCAACCCCAGTACGGCCAGTACCCGAGTCCAGGTTCGTATTTCCCGCAACCGCAAATGCCTGAATGGATGAAGAGCATCCCTTACCTGAACGCGTTTAGGGGCGCAGTCCCGATGGGATCGGACTACAGTTACTACATGATTCCGCCGTCGCAACACCTAGCTAGGCGCATGGCATCGCAGCCCGGCAGAATGGCTTACGAGTAATGGCTCTCGGCACGAAACAGAAGCTTGTTGAGATGGCAACCGGCGTTAAGCCGCCCGAGCCGACGCCGCCCGTGAACACCGCCATGGGTAAGGCGCTGGTTCAGAAGGTCCAGCCGACCACATATGACGACTACTTGCAAGCCCAAGGCATAACCGCTGGCGTTCCCATTACGAACGTTGGCCTCTCGCCTGAAGGCAAGTACGGCGGCTATTACAATAAGGAAGACCTGAACACGGCAATCCTTGGCGAGGCTTTCGGCAGGAAAGAAGCCGCAGCAGCCTATTCAGATCAAATTCGCCAGCTTGCAACCCAACGCACGCAGCAGGGCATCGACATAGCGGCTGCTGGGCTTAAGCCCTACCAGGTCGAGGTTGGCCCATATGGGGTTGGGTTTATGTCTGGACCAAACGTCAGGGAAATGCGTGATTACGCGCGGCAGCAGACGCAAGCAATGGGGCAAGCCGTGTCAGCCGCCGAAAACATTGAAGAAACGCCAGCAAGCGCATACGCCCGCGCAATTGCGACAAGTCGTTACGGCATGAACCCGGCTTTGGCTGCTGGAGAGTTCGGACCAGAAGTTGATGCACAAGCTTATGAACGGGAGAGAGAGCAGCTCTCACTGGCGCTGACCGGCAAACCGTACGAAGCCAAGCGGCAAGAAGACGCTGACTATCGTGCCCTCATTTCGCAACTGCGCTCAGATAAAGAATACGAGACCAAACTAGAAGAGCAAGACATGGTGAGCGCTGTCGAAGCTGCTACTGGGCTCAGCGCTTCCCGCATGCGGAATTTGACCGGCATGTCAAACCAGCTTTTGTACCAGACCGTTGACAGCATGGCTGGAAGTACGATCGAGCAAAAAACGAAGGCCCTGTCCGAATCATTGCAAGCTCGAGTCAACGGGTACTACGCATCCGATGATAAGTCGGGCTTCCTTAAGGACGTGTACGCAAAACTCAGAGACCCGAATCAGTCGGGTTATTACTCTATGCTTTTGGCGATGTTGCTGCAGAGAGAAACTCAAGGAGGCAAAACGCAGGCTGGCTTGTCAGCCGCAGCGCTCAATCAGCAAATGCCGATGTACTCGTTTGACGAGGGCTAATGGCCCCGCGACTCAAAGCGCCAACGGCAAAGTCGGAAGGCAGCCAACTCGACCAATTCCCACCCATCCCGTGGGCAACCACTCCGGCCGCGCCAGCTAAACCAGCCGCGCCAGTAGTCGAAGAAACCGGCCAGGGCGCAAAGACTGCGCAAGCGGCTGTCCAAACTGGGATGTTGGCGGCAGACGAGATCGACACCGAGATCACGTTCCAAGACCTCAAGAACTCGATCAAAGCCATCCCCGGCGAACTAGGGGGCATGACCGCCGCTACGCCGAAGTCCCTTGCGAATTTTGCGGGGTCGCTTATTGGTCTTGGCTTAGGGCAACCAGCCGAATGGGCGAAGCGCGGCGGCTTTGGTTGGGCGCAAAACATCCCAATCGCTGGTTTTGCATTTTCTAAGGCTGCAGCCGAAGGCGCAAAGTCAATTAAAGCTACGTATGACGACCTCGACGCAATTATTGGCGGCAGGGACGAATTTGTCTACGACAAGAAAACGAAGACGTGGGGTTACAACCCTAAGCCAAAAACAGATCGCATCACGCAAGCATTACGCGAAGGGCGGTCACCGGCCGGAGTCATCATTGAAGATTTCGGCAACATCTCACTCATCGGTTCTGTTTTCAGGCGCGGCTTTGGAGGCGCTGCTGCTGTCAGCGAAGTCAAGGGGCAGCAAGCTGCAGGCAGAGCGAAGACGGCGACAACGGCAGAAGAGGCAGCAGCCTTTGCCGACGAAGCAGCCCGGTACACGGCCAAGGCAAAGACTGCGCGAGACCAGCAGCAAGCGGCAGCGAAGTTTGAGCGCGCAACTGGGCTTATCGGCGCTGCCCCAATCCTCGCGTACACCATGCCGATCAAGGGCGCGACGCGAGCAGCCGGGTACGCAGGCCGATCATGGGCAGATTACAAACGTCGTAAAGCAACGCGGTTCGACGAAAGTGGAGATGCAACCGGCATAGCAGGGCGACTGCGCCAACAAGCCGACGTTCTTAATCGATTTGCCGGGACGCGGCTGCTTGATCCTGAAGGCAACCCAGTCCTTGACCCCGAGACAGGCAAACCACTTATCGCGACGCGTGGCGCGGTCACGCAATGGGCCAAAGACCGCCTACGTCGAGTAGAGGCTAAGAAGCAGGCGATTGTCCGACAAGGCTTGAACACGCTGGTCAAGCCATTTGCGTATGACGAGGTTAATCCTACAACGGGTAAGAAGTACGGCGCTCTCACTTCAATTGAGGAAGAAGCAATCTTTGCTGTCCGCAACGGCCGGTCTAAACTGCTGGTCAATCTCCAGAAGGCCCTGCCTGACCTAGATCTAGAAACCATCGTTAGGTACGGCTCGCGCAGTAGAGACAAAGGCTTTTCGCTCAGCGACGAAGGCGCTCGGTTGGCTGTCGCATTCGAGCAGAATCTCCTCGACCAGACGCAAGCTCGTCGAATTGCAGAAGGCGTTGGAGCGCTCGACGAGTACATCGAGCAGAATCTTGCTGGCCCACGACGCGAAGGCTACGGGACCGTCTATCGCGACCCGCAGACAGGGGAACTTAAGCGCGACCCGCTTGATGTCTACCTCGACATGCCCGTCCCGAATATGGAACGGCTGCAACAGGCCCTGCGCAGAAATGCTGCTACCCAGGATCTTGCCGACATCTTCGACCGCATTATTGAGCAAGACCTAATCAATAGGCCAGCCGACGATCCGGTCCGCGTCAACATGATTGCGGCGATAGCCGAGGCGACCCCAACCGAAGTGCTCGCGCCATACAACGCTGACGGCACGCTGGACCTCAGCATGTGGCCCGCCAAGGAGCGCAACCGCATTGCTGAAATCATGGCGATCCGCGAGGCGCTCGGCCAGATGGGCACATCTGAAGTCATCGGCACCCCGCCCCCGTCGGATGGCCCTGGTGGCGGAGCGCAGCCGCTGAGAGAAGATCCGACCACGGGCCTCCCAACCGTCGAAGACATTGTCGCCCAGAAATTGCCAGGCCAACTTCCCCGTTCATCGGTTAGGTACATGATGAACAGCATCAAGGCGCTGAACAAGTTGCGCGGCCGTTCACGCGCTTTGGCTCAACAGATCTACGATGCGCGCGTAGCACAGGACGCACTCGAACGCCACATCGTCAAGATGCACCTCGAGTTGATGGAGCTTGAGGGCTTCTGGCTTAATCGCCTCGGACGGCGGGTTGAGCCTAATAAGAAAGGCGAACTACCAAAGAGCGCCAGGCGCATTGAGGGGCTCATTGCAGAGGCTCGCGCTATCCGCGATCAGCAGCTCGCGCTGTACAACGACATGGTCGCAAAGCAGCAGGAGACAATTGTCGTTGACGGCGTCGAGGTGAGCCGAGATATTGTCGCGTCAAACGTTGAAACCCTGTCGCGCGCTATCGAAGACAGCGAAAACAAGATGGATGCAATGGACGAGACGGTTGGTGTCTTGGCCGAATTGTCCGACGAGCTCTCTGACCATGATGCAAAGGCCGCGGCCCAACTCGAACTCGAGGGCGGCGACCCGCAGGCCCTACGCGCCATCATCGAGCAAGACCTCGCCGATATGCCTGCCGATTTGGCTGACTTGCCAAGTGTCGGTAAGTCGTTCCCTGATGTTGACGACATCTTGTCGGCGGTCGCCTCGCGGATCGAAGCCGTAGCCAACCGCACCGCGCCGCTTTACGCACAGATTGACGCAATCGAGAATCAGGCTGAGGCCGCGCATAACGCTCTCGGCGATCAGCCAGATTATAGGGCCCCGGAATACGAGGCGTACGACCAGCAAGTTGACCGTATCTACGAACAGCGCGACGCGCAAGTCGCAGCTATCGAGGACCAGATCGCGCAGCTTGATGACGTAATGGAATCGTTCGTGTCTGAAGCTGCGGACAAGATTTACGACTACCTGGCAAAGCTCGACCCTACACGCGCAGCCGAGTTGTCGAAACGCCTGTCGTCAATGGTCGATGTGCTGGTAGGTCGCGAACGAGCCGTGGCTGAAATGCTGCGCACCGAAGAGTTCAATGCGACTAGGGCACGCCTACGCACATCTATTGAGTTGCAGGAGTTTTACGCCGACGAACTAATCCCGCTACTGTCGTCGTTGGCGGCGGCGTCGCAACCGGCAGGGCCCGTATCGTGGCCTGGGCAGCCGTTTGATGCGGGGGCTAGGGCAGTAGAACCCGCCCCGCCCGCAGTAGAAGAACCAGCTATTACACCTGAAGAGCAGGCTGCGCAAGACGCATACAATGCGGCACAAGCAGAAGTTAACCGCGCTGCTGATGAGGTGACCAATACTGAGGCCGCTGTTGCGCGACTTAAAAAAATGCAGGGGAAGCCCGCCGAGCCGACAGTCGTTTATGGGATCGACGAAGTTAATGCTGCACTTGATGATGCGTTTAAGCGCGGGCAAGTTACGTCGAACAAAATTAAGCAGTTTAACAATGCCGTTGATTACTCTTACGTTCCACCGGCCAAAAGCTCAGACACATTAAAAGCACTAGATTCAGCAATTTTCGCTCAACTCAAAAATGGCGACGGTTTTGGGCGCGCATTCGTGCAAGAAATTGATGGCAAGCTGTATTTTTCGGACAGCTACGTCGCTGTCGAATTACCGGAAACCTCGTTCCTAGCGCGCAAAATCCGTGAAAGCGGCGAAGATCCTAAGGGCAAATGGGCAACAGACGCAAAAAATAAGGGGGATGCTGAAAAGCTTGGCGTTAAGAAAGTTGGCGAAGGCCCAAACTTCTCCAGATTGCTTGCGGAGGCAAAGAAAACAAAGTTTTCTGAGCCAGCAGTCATCGTCGATTCTTATGTTGGGTCGGACGGCGGCGGCCTGGTCGTGCTCGAGGCCAATGGCCAACAAGCCATCGTTGCGGCAGACGTATTGGCTAAAGTGTTGGGCCCCGATAGGACAATTCATCTTGACGTAGAAAACCCATTGCGGCCGCTTGCCGTGCGCCAAGGGCCTGGTACTAAAGACAATATCGTTGCGATTTTGATGCCAACAAAAGGCAATACGCCACCAGCGTCAATGACAGAACGCTTAATGAAAGCTGCCGAAGGCACGCTCGGCAAAAACTCGAGTGTCAAAAACGACATACTTAGCAACTTGCGCAGGGCTAGCGAGGAGCCTGTTGCCGGCCCAACGAAAGACGACCTGGTCGCAGCCGAGAAAGACCTTAAAACAGCCAAAGGTCGCTTGAAGGCGGCTGAAACTAAAGCTGCCGGTCTCAAGCCGGTCGAGCGTAAGGCCGCCCTGAAACCTATCGAGCCGTCGCCAGCTCCAACGACACCGACCGGGCCGCGCACCATTACCGTTACACGCGACACGCCTACCCGCGTTACCTATCGCGGCGTGATCTACGAACTGCGAATCGTCGAAGGCCGCTGGAGCAACACGATGTATGCGTACCCGGCGAACATCGCCATTGCGCGCATCCTCCCAGATTTCGACCAGATTGTCGCTACATATAACGACACGAGCGGGTACGGCGACGGCGAAAACGTGTTTGCCTCGCCCGTTCCAAAAGTGACAGTCCAAACTAAGCAGCCGATGGGCCAGCGAGAGTTTGTGCTTGATGAGGCCATGATTGCGGTAATTGAGAAAGCCGTAAAGGCTGACGCAGATGCGCTTGCAAAGAACACCAAGATGGTCAGTAAGGACGTTGCTCCGAAAATCCAACGCAGCCAAGAACTGCTCCAGGCTGCAGCTGATGCATACCAAAACCGGAAAGCCGTTGACGAGTTGGTCAATAGCGTAGGCAAGACCGACAAAATCGGCATAACGCTCAAGAAGCCAATACAAATCGCCATCAAGAGAGCTGAAAAGCTAATCGCTGCTGGCAAACGTCGCAGCAAGGACGCGACTCTGCGCAATGACATCTTCCCTCTCGAGCGCAACATCGCCGCGCTCGACGCAGCCATCGAACACTTTGACCGCACGGGCAACTGGATGGGCAAGACCTATGGCGTCACCGGCATCGACCAGCTGAGCGTCAATTACCTTGTCAATGTCGGCCAGGGTCAGGCGGCCAAAACGCTCGAGACACCCCTAGTTGCTGGGCCCAAGGGCAAGATCGACGTTGACTATGCAGTTGAGTCGCTGCGCGAGGCTGCCGTCTCGATTCGCGAAGATCTTGTAGCCCAGCTTGAAGAACGCCTGTCTAACCTAACCCCCGAGCAGCTTGGTGAGGTAGCAAAGGATGTCGGCGAGCAAACGAAGGCCGCGGCATCAACCGATCCGCCACGTAAAAACGCCCTGAATGCAAAGAACTGGGTAAAGATGCCCGACGGGTCGCTGCAGTTCGATACTGGCACCCGCACCTATTCGGTCAAGACAGTCGACCGCCCAGGCCAAGAAGGCAAGCGGAAGCTTAAGAACTACGTGCTGACGCGCATCGCGAGCGATGGCCTGCCGATCGAATCAACAACGCAGGTGTTCAAGACGTTTGCCGGAGCCCGTAAATACGTCGCTGAGACTGTGTCGATTGACGGCAACATGGTTGCTGCTTATAGCGGCCCTAAGCCCACGCTCGAACTTGAGCCGCCCAAAACTCCGCCATTTCCTAAGGATCTGATCGATGCTGAAGCCAGGTTGGCTAAGGCAGAGGGGCGCAGGGTAAGCCTCCTCAAAGGCCTGAACCGGGCCGAGGCCAAGCTGATAAAAATGCGGGTGCGTGACGCAAAGCTTCGCGCATTGCAGCCGAGAGTCGCCGCGGCAGAAGCAAGGCTCGAGTCGCGTCTCGGTCGAGAGATTCTCACGCAGCCTGAGCTAACAGACGTTGGCGGCCAGCCGATACCAGTTGACCCCGAGTTGGGAGTCAGGCTGCGTCCAACTGAAACCAGGCGGCGCACGACGACTGAAGAGACGCGCGGGCGAGAGGATATCGACGGCCCGCTTAGCGAAGACGTAAAGGCTATGTACGAGGCGGTCGAGGCGTCGCTCAACGAAGCCAACTTCCGCCGCCGCGCAGGCATCCCCGTCACTCTTGCAATGCGGTCGTCAATGGAAATCCCACGCCGCCGGGTGCCGTCGAGTGGCCCGATGGAAGGCCGCTACGCGGGAGTGCCAGAAGTGTTTGGTGCTGGCTACGTTCCTGCAACGGGTCGTAGCACGGGCGAACCCGGCCCGAGGCGTGAAATTACTGAAGGCCTAACTGGTTACCGCAAACTGTCGAGCCAGCGCTACCGCACAGGCAACTACGACGAGATTTACAACATGCGTACGCTCATTGAGCGTGTGGTAGCTGAGCAGCGTCAGATGTCGCAGCACGAAGCAATGGTCGCGCTGATGTCGTCGGAATTTGCGGTTAGCGCCGAAGAATTGTTGGGCGAAGAATTGATCGCCCAATTCGATCGCGAAGCCTACGACTACGCCCTAAAGCCGGTATCCGAAGGCGGCATCGACACGTACCAACCCGGCCGCATGGATCGCGAAGCATACTTCCAGAAGGAATACGCGCAACGCCGAGGCCAGCTAATTCGCGAGGAAATGAGTCGTAGGGGATGGGAGACGAATCCTGGTGAATACAAGAATTTGGAGGCGGCGCGGCCAGACAGGCACATCAATGGTGCGACACGGTTCTTGCCGAAATACGTGCGTGCCGCCGTTGCACGAAAGACAACCCTCGTTGACCCGTCGGCGCTTAACGCCTACCTCCGTACTGCGCAGCGTGGTACGACGCTATTCAAGAACCTAACGCTGCCTCTGTCGATAACTTGGCAGCTTGGTGACATTATCAGCACCTTCCTGTTGTCGTCTTTGACCGGGGTGCCGATCAAGCAGCTGATCGAGAACATGCAAACCGCCTACGAGCAAAACTACGGCGGTGGCATCAAAGAGGTGTTCAAGGGCGAAGCTGACCGCACCATCGGCCCAATTGGCGAGTTCATCTCGGAGTCGGGCCTGCAGGACGTCGGCTTGCGCCTTGAAGAGCGCGCAGCGCTGCAAGGCCTCGATCCGACAAGGATTGGCGCGTTGCCATCGCGTGTGCCAGTCCTCGGCGCAATCCCCCGCGGCTACGGCTGGTTCCGCGAGCGCGCTTACCGTTTCAACGAGTTTACCAACCGCCTCGGTCGCCAGGCCTACTTCATGTCGCGCCTCCAGCAATCGCTTGAGGGCTACAACGCGGCTCAGAAGCAGCTAGATCCGGACCATATTGACGTAACCATGGACCGGATCGTTGACTACAAGCTGCACGAAACCAACCCCGAAATCGGGCGCTTGTTCTGGGACACGATTAACCAGGCCAACGACGTCATGGGCGACTGGATGGACCTGGCCCCATGGGAACGCCGCTACATCATGCCGCACGTAACGTTCTACGCGTGGATCAAGCACATCAACAAGCTGTTCGTCAAGCTGGCCATGAACGACCCGACCAAGATCATGTGGTACATGTATCTCGGCCAGATGGCGTACGAGCCAGACACTGACCCGTTTGGCATCCTCGCTGGATATGTCCCGAGCTTTGCCAAGGGCTACTTGTCTCGCATTGACTTCGCCGGGCCATTCAGCGACGTCGTCAACGGCGTGCCGTGGAACGTCTTCTCGCAGGCAGTCGGCGGCCCACCGAAGCAAAACGTTCTTCAAGGCGTCACTTCGCTATTCAGCCCCGTGCCTCGACTAATCGGAGCTGCCGCTGGCGTTTCGTTCAAGGGAGGCCTGCAACCGCTCGACCGACCGCCGGGCGCTGGAGCGGTCGATCAAGCTGGCCGACAGGTAGCACCAAGCCTTATTGCGCCAGGCCGACTTGGTGAACTCACAGGCGTCGTGGTTGACACATTCCCGCTGCTGCGTAAGCTTGCCGACCTCGCCCCCGATGGCAAGATCCCCGGCACCGACATTCAGCTGGGACCATACAAGACGTATGAGACGGGATATGCTCGCACGATCCCTGGCACCAACATCAAAGCCCCCAAGCCGATGGGCCGCGTTGGCGCATTGCTTAACCTATTCAACGTGCCGTTGCGGCCCGGCAAGACGGAGCAGCAAGTTATTGAAGAGCAGATTCAAGCCATCAAGGATCTGGAAGCGTTCCGCAGGCAGAAGCTCAAGCTCGAGGCCCTCAGTGACTAATGTGTACAGCCTTACGCTGTACGGCAAACGGCCAATTAGTCTAAACCAGGAGCGCAGCGCTCACTTCGCAGTCAGGGTCCGTGACACTAAATGGTGGCGCGAAGGCTTTGCCGATGCAGCCAAAGCCGCCGGTATGCCCAAGCTGGAGGCATGCGAGATCATCGTGCAACCGGTACTCGAGAACCGGCGCTGGCAAGACACAGGGGCATGCTTCCCATCGGCCAAAGCAGCAATTGACGGGTTGATCGATGCTGAAGTGATCGAAGACGACACCCCCGACATCGTCCCAACCATTGCCTTCAAGCGCCCTATTCTTGGCAAGCAGCCTGGGCTAAAGTTGACGGTGATCGCATTAGAAAGCAGGGTGCCTGGTGAAGAAGCCGTTCTGGGAGAGCAAGAACCCGAAGTCCAAGTCGCGGCGTCTCACGCCCGCTCAAAAGCTGGCAGCAAAAAAGCGAGCAGCCGCCGCCGGTCGCCCGTATCCAAATCTGGTCGATAACGCAGCAGTAGCGAGGAAGAAATGACACCGAAGCAACGTCTGGCCAAGAAGAAGGCCAATGCCCGCCACGAGGAACGCGAAAGCTCCTACGTCGAGCGTGAGGAAACCCGCAAAGAGAACGAGGGCTGGTCCGAGGAGCGATCCGAGCGCCGCGCCCACAGGCTGAAGAAGCGGTAATGGCTACCCCAGCCTGGCAGCGCAAGGAAGGACAGAACCCCGAAGGCGGATTGAACGCCGCGGGGCGTGCTTCCTATGCCCGCCAGACTGGTGGCAAGTTGAAGCCGCCGGTGAGCGCGAAGCAAGCCAAGTCGAGCCCGAAGGCTGCGGCCCGGCGTAAGTCGTTCTGCGCTCGCATGGAAGGCGCGAAGCGCAAACTGGCCAGCGAGAAGACGCGCCGTGATCCGAACTCAAGGATCAACAAGGCGCTGCGGAAGTGGGACTGCTAACCCTAAAGGTTGCCTTGAGGGTTGATCTAGGCTAGGGTGCCTCCACAACCTGAGACGCTTGGGAGGCGCGATGGACGAGAATAAAGGCTTTACCCATGGGCAGCGTGTCCGCGTAAAGGACCTACCCGGTGAATGGGTGGTCAAGAAGGTCAACGACGATGGCTCGATCTGCGTGTACGGCGGGCCCGTCTACCGAAAGGCGTTCCGGGACTTCCCCGTCGAGCGCGTCTTACTGAAGGAGTCTAAATGAAACGCATCCTTGTGGCCGCCTTGGCGGCCATGTGTATAGCTAGTCCTGCTAGCGCGGAAAGCAAGTGGAAATGCCCGCAATGGCAGAAGCTGGCTCGAGAGGTGGGGTTCACCCGTGCCGATTGGCCGCGGCTAGACGCCATCATGTACCGCGAGTCGCGATGTCGCCCGCAGGCACAGGGCTACAACAAGCGAGCCGACGGGACTGTCTGGTCAACTGACATGGGGCTGACTCAGATCAATAACTACAGCTGGGTGACCTACCTGCGCAACCTCGGCATCATCAAGAACTCGAGCGACCTGCTACACCCCCGGACTAACTTGCGGGCTGCTAAGGCGCTCTACGACTACAGCGAGTCAAAGGGCTACAGCCCTTGGCATCAATGGCGTACGTCGAGTAGTGGCAGCTGGAACAACTAGCTGCTATACTAGACGTCAAACATCAACCAATCAGGAGGACCAATGTCTAAAGATGTCGTTGTAAGCAGCTATGCCGTCGAACAGGGCGGCGCGATCATCACAGCAGACCAAGCTGTCACGTCATTCAACAAGATTCTGCTTGACGCAGATTACGCTCGCCAGCAGCTCGCCGACGCTCGCGACTGGGAGTCGCTTACCCGCGGCCTAGTCGCGTTCCGCGAGATGAAAGCCAACCTTGACGTGCTGCTGCGCGCCATCGAGGACGACGTGGCGGCCAATCTGCCAGACAAGAAAACAGTCCTGCCGGGCGTTGGCACGATCGAGCGGCGCTCGACAACATCACGCAAGTGGGACAGCGACAACCTGCTGCAACACCTTGCCAGCCGTACCGTGCAGCCCAATGACGACGGCGTTGTGACCGCAAAACAACTCTTCGAGTTCATTCAGTTGCTTCGCGCCGCGCTGCCGTTTACCGCCAGCACGGGCTGGCGTGTTACAGCCCTGCGCGATAATGGCATCGACGTCGAAGACTTCAGCGACACGACATACGGTCGCCAAACCATCAGCATCATCTAACACAGGAGAACCATGAGCAACGTAGAGATTTACGAATCGACGTGGAAGCTAGCCAACCGCGTTCACCAAACACCGTTCGTCCCCAAGGCAATGCAGGGCAAGCCAGAGCATGTACTGGCCTGCGTGTTGTACGGCAACGAACTGGGCCTTGGGCCAATGCAGTCGCTCAACTCGATCCATGTGATCGAGGGTCGAGCGGCGGCCAGCCCTGAATTGATGCGTGCCCTCGTCGCCAAGGCCGGCCACCGCATCGACGTCACGGAGAATACCAACGACGTGTGCGTGATGAAGGGAACGCGCATTGACACGGGCGCGGAGGCAACGGTCAAGTGGTCGCTCGACGACGCCAAGAACGCCAACCTGACAGGCAAGGACAACTGGAAAAAGTACCCACGCGCCATGCTGGTCGCCCGTGCAACGTCAGAGTTGTGCCGCTTGCTGTTCCCCGACGTGATCGCTGGCTTGTCGTACACGCCAGAGGAAATGGAGAGCGTTGCAAGCGCCGAAAAGGCAACGGCGACCTACAGTCGCGAGACGCAGGATGCAGATGATACAATGGAGCCGCGCCTGTCTCACGTGGGCGCACATGGTTCTCCTGACCATGAGGTAGTGGGGCCCGAGCCTGAGATAAAAGCTGAGGTGCCGGGCCCCATTACCGATGAACCGCCGCTCGACCCAATCCAGCTGGTCATGGAGCAATTCCCCGGCAGCGAGCTGATTGACGAGGTCGAGTTTGTGGATAGCAAAACGCCAGACGAACGCCGTCAGGAAATCAAAAAGTGGGGCGCATGGCCCCGAATCCGCGCCGTGGCAATCCCGTTGGCCCGCGCTGAGGGCATGACGCCGCCAGCGAACGTTGACGAGTTGATTGCGAACCATGTCCTTTACACCATGGTGCAGAAGCAGATGGGGCCCAAATAG